CCAGCAGCTGCGGTGGCACAAAAAGATTGAGCAACTACATTCGTTCGCCGAACGTATAACTTTCCACATCCAGCAGGTGAACTGGCGACGTATTTGCTCCGAAGACCTCCACGCCATGCTGTAAACATGGGTGTGAAATAATTCAAATAAGTCATTGGAGTAAAATTGTACGCAGTCGAGGACGGAGTCGCAGTCGCATCCGTAACATGACGGGGGACTTTTGACTGACCAGGCTCAACTGGGAAATTCGATTCAATCCAATAGAATGACGAATATCCCCCAGCTTCTGCTAGAATTTGGTGATAACAATATCGCTTGAGTAACGCGCGAATCGACGCGAAACGTTCTCCGAAGAAAACATGACTGTTCGGATTTGCAGGACCCTCGGGTGACCCGATTGGGGTAATATCCTGCGGAGTTTCCGGTATATTGTCAGCTTCTTCAATCAATTCTTCACCATCCGCTTGGGGTTCCATTCCACCCCCTTGCGGTTCAAATTCCAATTGATTCAAAATTTCATCGTTAGGTGAGGCTACCTCAAAATCCTCTCCCGCCGAAGCGAAACAATTAATGTAAACGGGCTGACCCAATGCAGGGTCTGGTGAAGTAAGCTCGTTCACTACTGATACACGAATCATTCCATTATGTTCATAGAATGCGATTCCATTCGTGCCAGCTGGGTGACCAAAAGAACCAGAAGCACCGTTATCTAAACGGTCTCCAACTTTTAACCAACTGCGAGCATGATTCCAAGATATTTCCATCTCGAAATCACGATTAGTGGAAAGATCGATAATGCGTGAGTACACAGCATTTTCGTCTGGGTCAGCAGTGGTGGGGAAAAAGTAAGGATCATACGAAAATCGTAAACGCCCACGATGCAATTGCGACGCCACAATCTGGAAACGGAATTTGATAGTTCCGCGCCAGAATTTAAATGGAATAGCAATAGCATACATAGGTGCAACAACATAGGCGTCCAAACCCCCCAAAGTTCCAACATTATGTTGGTCAGGTCCTACAGAAAGTCGAGCCAATTCAGCGCCAGAATTGTCGGATTCATCCCAATTAATTGTAGACAAATATGCCTCCTTCATTTTAATATAATCAAAAGACATTTCGTCCACATCGGAAAGACCAACAGTTCGTGGATCAACTGACAACTCTTGCTTACTGTCTAAGGTCAATTTCACAACGGCTTCGTGTGCATCAGTGTTTGCCAAATTACCAGTTCCTTTATTCTTAAATCTGTGAATATCAGAAATGATAGCAGGACGCGAATACCCAAATACATGGGCGACGCGACCGATTGTACTGGCCACCAATTCACTTGGCCGTGCGAATGGCTTAATTACAGGAATTTCAGACAAAACTCCCATCATTTTCGCAACTGCAGAAGCGGGCTTGGAAATTATACCCGTTCCATATTCATCACCACCAGCTTGAGGTTCTTGAACTGGTTCTGGTGAAGTTGGTGCAGTATAGGAACATGACGAACGTCCCAAATACGCACCAAGCGCAGCGAGAAAAGACAGGGCAAAACTAGCACCTGCAATAGCCGTAGGTTCGATACCCGAATGTGCATCATAAGTTGCGTAGTCATTGACTGTCGGAGCAGCAAGACGGGTTCCTTCCATCCACGCATAGACGGAAATACCTACTGTGCCGGAGGAAGCATTGGCATGAAGCAAATTGTTAATGGACTGTATATACAATTCACCCATATCATCCACCGTGGTCCCAGTTAAATCCAACCAATTGTCAGGACAAAGGAAGGGACATAAAATCTCTCCTCCTTCTGATGCGGTAGGATCGAGGTAAACATGGGGCAGCATTGAATACTGCATGATCAAAGCTTCATTATTAAGGAAACTGTGATCATTATCATTGTGTCGAGGTTGATAAGCCGCAATGGCTCGGCCATAAAAGAACGGACCGCCATTGATAGCTATTCGCAGATGCAATTTTCCTTGCATCAAACGATATCCTTCGATACGATTTCGCACCAAAGTATTCTCAACAAATAATTTCCACGGATTAATGGACGCCGAAAAACTTCCAGTTGATACATTCCAGTCATACTCGGCAATACGAACTGGACGTGATAGAAAATCTCCGAGATTGGCATCTCCATAAAAGCCATAGTCTCGAGTCGCATCCATCACGGAAGTGACTTCTGTCTTCCAAGCATCATCTGCATGGTGAAAAGCCACAATAGACTCCTTATGATCAGTGGAGCCCATACTGTATTTTACAACATTTCTACTAGTAATACAATTTTGATTCTACAAGCGGGAGCGCATCAATTCGCCGCAAGCGGTGCGTTGTGGTTGGGTGGCGAGCCCATTCCTAAATAGGAATCAATTCCTTATATGTACAAAGCGTTCCACAACATATCAACAAGACACAAACAATAAATTGTGGCCGTAACCATATATACACATGACTTTTTAGCTTACAAACACCTCCGCAAGTCTAACGGAGAATGGGACCTTTTAAGCCGCCGCGGCTATGTGGGGATTTGAACGCAACCATTCATATTGCACGCTCATCATTTCCCTCTCGAGTTTCCACATTTGCTGACAATGGAGTTGATACGAATGAAAAATCACGCGAACCTCCTTCAATGTATAATACAAAAATGCAAAACAGGTGCACCAAAAGAAGGAACACCAAAGAAAAGGTAAAACGAGCAAAAACAACTTTACATAATCAACAGGTAAAGTCGGACCAGGCAATGGTGTAAACCAAAGATACTCAACACCATCCTTACAGACATGTTGAATTTCTGCCATACGGTCTAATGCAATTTCAGTATATTCTGTGCATTCAAATCCAGAATGTGGTTCATACTCCAATTCTTCCTTTTCCTCAATAACAGGTAAAGTCGGAGCATATTTCTCAAACCACACTTCCTTCTGCTCTTCAAAAGTACGATCAAGCATAGGACACATGTGTGACAAACCATTTCGGCTAGCCACTTCCTTCATCTGTTCACGACGGAGCTCGTACTTCTCACGTCCATGAAAGAACCATTCACGCAAAGCACCGTCAATGTTCTGTGCAGACTGCTCATTCAATGAACAGTGCTTAGAACGTAAAACAGCTTTGAGGGATTTGAAAATACTCTCCTCATCCAATGTTCCAAGGTAATATCCCACTTCGTGGAAACGATTGGTGCGCTTCAAAAAATCACACGCCTCATCTGTCAAAAATGGCACTGGTTGTGCCTCCTTGTCTGGCATTGTAATTTTCATATCAATGGTGGCCAACTTTTCGGCCAAAGTCATGTGATTGAAATCCGGATAATCCTCCGATGCTGAAGATTTAAAATCATCGCCATATGTGGCCAAGGCCACTACATCGCGAAATCGGCCCATAAAATCTGGGTAAATCTTCTTAAATCCAATGCGAACAAGCAATGAATTAACAATGGAGTTGATATAAACCGTAAGATTCTGTCCAGAAGGATTAGAACCTTGCAGCATCACTAAATCACCATTGTACGACATCATAGGATATACAATCTCTGTTGCTAATCCACGCATTATAGTTAGATCATCCTCACTATATCCGCATTTTGCAGCAAAATCAATTAAGATCTTGAATGCAGCAGATGTAAGCTTGGCGGCCATTCTTAAATCGTACTTAGAATAGTCACCAGCCACAATGCGATCAATACCAAATTTCTTGATATATTCTTGCAACTCGTCCCACTCCGGACCCATAGCATTAATGCCAACTGCACACTCTGAAGTCAGAGGAAACAGTGACATAATCCGTGCAATCGGTAAAAAGTACTCACGAACTGCAATTTGCAATGCAATGGGTGCGGCCTGAAAAACACGAACCTTCTTTTTTCCTTTCTTAGTAGGTTCATCCTTCAAACAAGCTTTGAAGACTGGATAATACCTCCTGCCTTTCCGCATTGCTGCTTTAAGCTTGTCCACTTCTTCCCAAATTTCTGGGGTAAAAGTTCGAGGACAATTGTGTTCTTCATTGGGCTCCAAATCAACCATGAAGGGCTTCTTACTGCCCGTCAATGGATATCCCGGAGAAGTGTTAGGTTCCATGGCATTCACGAATTTAACTCCATCTCTACCAGAGACAATTTCTATCTCGGTGAGTTTGGAGACTTCTTCCAAAATCCCTGGAATTTCTAAAACTTCAAACATCTGTTGTTCATAATCCTGAACTGCCCAATCCAGAATATCGGTCTCACAACCAATAGCAGGATCGCTGGAATATACCAGACTTTCATACCAAGATTTCCACTTGTGAAATTCTGGTCCAGTGTATTCAGTTTCGTGACCACAGATTTCCGCAACATCAACGGCAATGGGTGTAGGTACGACATTACTATAAGAAGCCGTCGCCCTTCCTTTGCAGGAACCAAAATACCGTATGTTACACGGATCGGGAAGCCAATTTAATGGCGATTTGGGATGTATTTCGGAACTCTCAAACCATTCTACTCCATAATGCGCTGTATAAACGGTTCCCTCGCTTATATGATCCAACGCAGAAACATGTCGTGAAAAATAATTCTTGTGCATGTCCTCAAACTCATCTCGAGTCAAGGAAACAGCACAACCAGTTCCTGTTCCGGTCAATCCACCAATGTGAAATCCAACAATTTGGGGTGCCCGGGTTTGTGAAACCAATGTGGCCATACACATACCCTTGAAAGTTTTCATGTCGGAAATTTCATAATGGTAGCCGCCACTTTTCCTCACGGAATTATTAATCTGTCCGTATTTTGCCACTCCATAAGCATCCAAATAAGTATCATCCTTGTTCATAAAAGAAAGTGAAAAAGGGAAAAATGGTTGCTCACAGACTGACAAGTATTCACGTAAATCAGTGAAAGGAGAAGTATTGCAGCACTGTACCAAAGCCAAATCTTTGCTGGGGTGTACATAAGCGGTATCAACAGAAAACATCTCTGTAAACTGTCCACCACGAATTTGTTGACCCCGGCGAAAAATCCGGAAAGTACGTGATTCCTTTGTCAAAATGTGATACGGTATCAATAACATATTAGAGCACATGAAAAACCCGTTAGTGAAAACGCGTTTACCGTGTTCGTTATCGTAACTGACATATACCAAATTTTTCTTGACCATCTTCATCAGATCAGCATGCGTAACACACTTACTCTTGTCTGAAGCCGGCAAAGGCTCAGCTTCGACTCGAGTCCAATCAGAACTCTCACC